GTGAATTCAAATGAAATCTAGACAAAAGAAATCCAGAATGTATTACTATTTCTGGAGTGCTATGACTGTTATTGTATTCCTTGGACAACTTTATGTTGGAACTGGATATCGTGTGATGGGACAAAGTGTAATGAGACTTACCTATACTTTACAGGAGGCTCTTGAAAACTGATGCAACTGGATCTACATGATGCGACATATGCGGCGGATCAATTCATCGATTACTTCTCTAACATGGGACGTATTGATGAATATCTCCGTAATATAAAACTTGACAGGATGTCTCAGATGCCAACGTATCTCCCTGGATGTGGTCCAGAGGATGATATGTTTGATTCCTTTGACATGCATCCACAAGACATGGACTTCAAGGTCTATGCTGCAGGAGAGAAAGATAGTTTTACGAATGAATATTATAACGAGAGACTACAGATCACAACGTCTCACTCAATTGAGGACTCAATTCCGGGAAAGAGTCTGAAGTGGATTGTCGTAGAAACTAACACCAAGAAGATTGTTGGTTTTGTTCGATTTGGTTCTCCTACAATTAATTCTAAACCACGTAATGAGTGGCTTGGTATGACCCCAGAGTTGTCTCGATTCAACAGACACTCCATTATGGGGTTTATTATCGTGCCTACACAACCGTTTGGTTTCAACTATCTGGGTGGGAAACTCCTTGCACTCTTATGTTGTTCCCATGAAGCCAGAGAGAAGATCAATAGTAAATATAACTCCAACATATGCCTGTTTGAAACAACCTCTCTGTACGGGTCTACAAAGTCCTCCTCGCAGTATGACGGACTCAAACCCTACCTGAGGTACAAAGGACTCACACAGAGTGATTTCACGCCTCTTCTGCATGACAACGTATTCAAGGAGTTAAACAAATGGTTCATCACACGGAACAACGATCAGATGTTGGTGAAGGAGGACGCATCCAGCCGCAAACTCAAGACACAACAGAGAATGATCGCAGTGATTCAAAAAAGTCTTCAGGGTGCAAAACTGGAGGACTTCAAGGCTGCAATTGCCAATGCAAAGTCTCTGACTGAGAAGAAACGTACTTACTTCAGTGACTATGGTTTCTCTAATTCACGCGAAGTGATCCGTGGTGACACTGATAAGTTGATCGAAAATCCAATCAACTATGACAAGTTTTACATGGAAAACTTGATCAAGTGGTGGAAGAACAAAGCTTCAAAACGATATGACAGTTTGAAGTCTGAAGGAAAACTTCGCACAGAACTTGAGGTGTGGAGTAAAGACATGGACATTGACATCATTAGATAATGGAACTCAAAGACTGGCTCAACTCTATTAACATCAACAAAGAAAATTTGATTGATGAAGATCCTTTGATTGAAAAGGATTATCCTCCTTATATCATCAATCGATGTCTTTCTGGACACTTGGATTGCATCATGTTTGTGAACGAACTGAATAAGAGTCCAAACCTTGCGAAAAAGTTACAATATGACTTTCTTCTAAATAGTCTCAGGAAACGGAAGAGATTCTCTCCGTGGCTCCGTAAAGATCAGATTAAAGACCTTGACCTTGTAAAACGTTATTATGGTTATAGTAATGAAAAAGCCAAACAAGTCTTGAATATTCTGACTACAGAACAACTTTCACATATTAGAGATCGACTTGAGACTGGAGGTAAAAGATGAGCGCTATTGTTGAGCCTGAAATTAGATGGTCCCCAGACCAGATGATTGAGGTAACTTTGAATGAACCAGATGATTTTCTCAAGGTTCGTGAAACACTGACACGTATCGGAGTTGCATCAAGGAAGGAGAAAAAACTCTATCAGAGTTGCCATATCCTGCACAAACAGGGTAAGTATTTTATTGTTCACTTCAAGGAACTGTTCGCTCTTGATGGTAAGAGAGCTAACATCACCGTGAATGATGTTCAAAGACGTAATCGTATTATTCAACTTCTCCTTGATTGGGGATTGATTTCTGTTGTTGATACAACAAAGGTAACTGATATCGCACCTTTGAATCAGATTAAAGTTCTTGCTTATAAAGAAAAGAATGAGTGGGAACTTGAAACTAAATATAACATTGGCAAGAGAAAGAAACCAGAAGGTGAATAAATAAACGTGAGGCCTTTTCGTGCGGTCTCTACGAAAGTCGGAACACCATATAGAGAGGTACGGTTATTACCCGTGCCTCTTTTTTAGTTTTATGGTTAAATATATGTGTCAGGGGAGAGGGATCTACGTATCCCCCTTTGACGCCAACGGATGCCTTCGGGGTCCACACAACACAAACTCGCTTTCAAAGGAGCTAAGAATCATGGGAAACCTTGCTAGGTTCCACACTGCAGATTTGCCTGCCTTGTTGGATCGTATAAATAGGAACAGCATCGGTATGGATGATTACTTTAGTAGAGTGTTTGATCTTCACGAAACAACTACTAATTATCCACCATACAATCTAGTCACGATCAGCAACTTAGAATCGAGACTAGAACTAGCATTAGCAGGATTCAACAAAAAAGAAGTTCATGTCTACACACAAGACGGAAAACTCTTTGTCGAAGGACAAAAAGAAGACAAAGAAACCGACACCTCATATGTCCACAGAGGAGTGGCTCAAAGATCTTTCACCAGATCTTGGACCCTCAGTGATGAAACGGAAGTTAGATCAGTTGGATTTGAGGATGGGTTATTAAGTATTGTGCTTGGTAAGATTGTTCCAGAACACCATGCACGTAAGGATTTTGAGATCTAAATAATTTTACCTGCGTGCCATGCAGTGGCCACTTGACTTCGGTCGGGTGGCCTTTTATAATGTCAATGGAGAAAACTTTTCAAATGAATATCAAACTTGTCGTACTGAAATCTGGCGAGGATCTCATTGCAGATGTAAAAGAGATCCGAAGCACAGGTGGTAAAGACGTTATTGGATACTGGTTCACCGATCCACTAATTCTTAAAATATTTTCGGAGGAGGAACCTCAAGTTCTCAGTGAAGAGACGGGTGAAGAAACTGAAAACGGAACCACCAAAAAATTTGGTTCCAAACTCAGTGTGACTTTTTATCCCTGGGTGCCTCTGTCAGCAGATCGTGAGATCCCTTGTTCTGCGGATTGGGTAGTCACAATCGTTAGTCCACAGGAAAATCTGGTAAAATTGTATGAGGAACGTGTAAATGGAAGACCAGAAGATGATCAAGATCCTTCTGTTATCAACGAATCAGTTGATAATCTCACAGATTGAAGAAGTAGGAGCTGAAATCGGAGATCCGAATTGCAGACTCATAAAACCACATGCCATCGATGGAGACAATATGACTCCGTGGATGAATGAATGTACAACTCAGGATACAATGATGATTTATTCTGATAAAATATTGACACTCGTTGACCCCAACGAAAAATACTTGACCATGTATCAGGAAATCCTTAAGTGAATTTTTACACCAACGTACAACTCATCGGTAACCAGTTCCTTGTTCGTGGATATGAAAACGGTAAATATGTGATGAAACGAGAAGAGTGGAAACCCACTCTGTTTGTACCGTCAAAAAGGAAGAGTGAGTATCGCACCCTGGAGGGTGAGTACGTTGAGGCTATTCAACCTGGATTTGTTAGGGACTGTCGTGAGTTCTATGACAAATACAAAGAAGTTGAGAACTTTCGTATCTATGGAAACGAAAGGTATGTGTACCAATATATCTCAGATAATTATCCTCAAGAACATCTAGAGTTTGATATTCGCAAAATCAAACTGTATACGATTGATATTGAAACCAAATCCGAAGAGGGATTTCCTGATGTTGAAAGTGCTAATGAAGAGGTTCTTCTAATCACTCTGCAGGATTTCAATACTAAACAGATCACCACCTGGGGCGTAGGACCGTTCAACAATAAACAGGATAATGTGAACTATCTGCAGTTCGCAGATGAACCCACCATGTTGAACGCATTCATTAGTTGGTGGATGGAGAACACTCCTGATGTGGTGACGGGATGGAATTGTGAGTTCTTTGACCTGCCATACCTCGCAGGGCGCATCAGTCGCATCCTGGGTGAGAAG